GCATAATCTCTGTTAAATTGTAAATTAACAGCACTTGGTGATAGTGTTAATAATGCGCCTGAATTCCAATTTTGTGTAGTCCAGAATAAAAATTCTCTTGCACTTAATTCCCAGTTTTCAATAGTTTCGATGTTTTTGTTAAACTTAGTAAAATTAAATCCTTGATCTTCTAAGTACTTTCCGTATCCTAACAAAAAGTCTACTACTGCTTGTGGGGTTCTAAACAATGTTCCATAATTTAATTTAGAAACATCTGTTTCAAAGTTTCTTCGTAACACTGCTTCCTTGCCGCCTTCAATCGGAAGTTCAACAAGTTTTGTAAAATTATCTTCATTAAACGTATCAAATGTTCCTGAAACTTTTACTCTAAAGAACTCATTGCCCAGTCTTACTATCTGATTTTGTTGATAGCGTTGACCTGCTTGCCATTCAAGAAATGCTTCACTGACTCCGCCAACATTAATTACTGGATCACGAGCACGTTCAATGTGTTTATAATAGTCGAAATATGGTTTAGATTTATCGTAACCTTTAATTAGATATCCTGCTGGACGTTTTTCAACAATTACTCCACTATAAGAAACAGTATCTATAGGAGAAGAAGTGTTTAAGAATAAATCATAATTTTCTTCTGGTACAAATACATTGCCTTTATTATTCGGAGTACGCGAATCTAATATTAATCTAAATTTGTCTTTTGTACTAAACCCGCCTACTTTAAAACCAAGTTGTACTTTTATATTTTTAATTTCTTCACTATATTCTTCATTAAGTTTTGTTACATCTGCATTAATGTAGTTAAAAATATAATTTACTATACCAGCAGTAGTAATTCTAACATCACTATCAGTTGTATTAGGAAAAATTAAATCTTCTAATCTAATACGTTTATTATTACCTTTATAAACTAAATCACCTGCGGCATTTCTTTCAATCCTCGAACGATCAAAACCTAATCCCATTACTTTTGCAGGTTGATGAATTAACCAAGCAGTAATATATGCAAATGGATATTCTGACCCTCTACGCCATGCTGTCTCAGTTGGTGCTTCATCACCAAATACAAAATTAGTATTTGTTTGAGGAAGAATTAATCCTTGAGCATAACCGGCCTCGTACGGACTTAAAAGTTTACCCTGGGTATTAACTGGAATAAGATTTAATAAATTTTTTCGTGCATAATTAGGGCGATATCTAATAGGTTTGTTAGGTTCTCTAACTCTCCCCTCTTGTAAATCTTCCCATAAAATTAAATTTTCTTTAGTGTAAGGTGCTGGCCCATACACTGTCTCCCACCAATCCGGTTTATCTATATAACCCAAGATTTTCCACGGAGTAGTATGCGGTGAATCTGTTCCTAAATAATCTTTGTAAATTCCTCTCCAGAAGCCAGGTAACGGATTGCCATCTGGATCTGTCATAAAACTATAGTTCCATGTAAAGGAGTTTGATCTATCGTAAAAACCTGTGTCTGTATAGTCAGGATCTCCTGCTACTGCTAACCAATCAACAAAATCAGTTATAATAATATCGTTTAAATCTTCTCTATCAAATCCCGTATCTCTTGAAGGGTGTCCGATAAAACTATCTATATCAAGAATATCTCTGTCGTATGAAACTTTAACATTATTATAGATACGTTTTTCAAGTTCTAAAATTATGTCATCTCTATAATCGCCATACGCTTTAATAATGCTACCATCATGACCTTTAATTACTGTCTGAGGTGTTTGATATGTATTATCTACAAAAATTTCTGGAATGTGCAACGGCCATAGCCCCAACTTAGTAGGAGTTGGCGGAATATACGATGCATCAGTTGATTCGTATTCATAAATGTCAACAACACTTCCAACTGTTAAATCTACTTTATCTGTAATCTGTATAAAGCCTTCGTCAGTGAAAATATAATCTCTATTGTGTAATAACTGATTGTCGTTTAAATATACATAAACTGCTTTTGCAGAAACTGTTTTTAAACTAAACGGATTAGTTAAACTATAAAACTTATTGCCTGAATCAACAACAGTAAATGAACGCTTTTTACTTGCTCCATTTCCAATCATATCAGTCCAGTAAAATGCTGTTTGTTTAGATTTTTCTGATTGCCATTTTTTAATTATTTCATCAACAAGATATCTTGCATTGCCGTCAACACCTAACTCGTTTGCAATTTGTAAAGCGGCTCTTTTAAATTTTGCATATTCTTTTCTTGCAAATCTTAGTGCTTTTACAGCATTGTAGTTTTTATTTGTAATATGATAAGACGAAAGTGTAATAGGTCCACTGTGCTGTACAAACTTTGTACCATATTCTGATAATTGACCTAAGTTACGTAAATTACTACTTCCTGGATATTTGCCTTCGAATCCTTCAACATTTTCAATAATAGTAGTTACATGATCGGCAACTTCGCCATATGTAAAATTACTAATATTATCATTTAACGGATTGTGCTCTAAGTTAATTGGAAACTCATAATATCCATTATCGTTTTTGTCTGCTTCGCTTGTACAATGAAGAATTAAATTATCATCTCTATTCAGATTTGAGTTAAATGTGACGTATGCTACACCATCTTGTCTATTAATTTCCCAATCAGTTCTACGTTCATTATTAACAAAAACTTTTACTTCTAATTCGTTTAAGTCGCCGCTTCTATTGTAAACGTCGATTGCAAAATTATTTTTTTGACCTGCAACAACGTACTGTCTAATTACTTTTTGTTTACTGTCAGAAATTGCTTTTTTCCAACCACTAACATTTTCATAAGTGTCTAAGTCAGTATATTTTCTTAATGTAGCAGTATCAGTATTTTCAGTAAAATTTTGTTGTCCTACTTGATATGTAAATTCTTCAGTTAGTAGATCAAAGTTAAAAACAATATCTCCACTGTTTTCAATGTTCCTATAACTTAAAGGAAACCCTAACTCAGAATCTACTGCACCCGAACCTTCTTTATAAGAAAATATTTTATTTCCTACAAACGAATTACTATTATAAGTATCAAAGGACGTATCTGTTGAATCGTATAGATTAAATTTAGGTGCTTGATTTGCTCTTATCTTTTCTTGTGCCTTAATCCATCTATTGCCGTTATACCAATAAATTTTACCTTGATTTTCAATACCGTTTTTAACTAAAACTGTTTCATTTTCTTGTGGTTCGGTATCAGTTTCTTCTTGTAATGCAATTTGTCTTGTGCCAAGTTGATTTATAAATGTAACTTTATAAATTCTACCATTTACTCTAATATCAGGATCTGCTGTAAATAAAATACGCTGACCTTCAATTAAATCCACTCCGTCAACATTGTACCCAATTGACCCTTCAATAATAGAAAATACATCGTTAGTTTTATCATCAATTAAATCAACATTTGATTTAAATTTACTACCAAAATTGTATAGTCTTAGTCCAGCATCAAATTCAATAATAGGCCTTTTTGCTCTTGTAGATTGATCTAAATCAAGTGAAGTACCATTGGCTTTAGCAACCGCTTCAATTGTTTCTCTATGGAACCAGCGATTATGTCGAGTCCATTGATTGCCATCAATCGCCGCACGATTAATTGTAATATAATCTTTATCCTTAGGATAATTTAATGCTTGACCAAAAGGTAACTTATCAAAGTTTTCGCTGTCAAACGGAACAAATAAATTAGCACTGTATTCACCAGTGATTTCTAAATCTGTTTTGTTTATTAACTTGATACTTTCTCCTACACCTTCAACATACCAAGTACCTTCTCCGTATTTTGCAGGTGTTACCTGTCCAAGAAATTCTACAAGCATACCGTTTGATAAATCAACATCTGTTCTTGTAGTGTAAGTTTTCTTTTGAAGTATTTCTTCTTCTACATTTATTTCAGTATTTTCTAAGATGTTATACATTAAAATCATACCACTTGTATTAACATCATTTTTACTGATATAAAATAACTTATCTGGTGCATCTAAAGGCACTGTAAATTTTAGTGTTCCTTTCTCAACAAACACTGTTGCAGATTCTACACCGTCTGTGTAAAGTGTAGAAATATTGTCGCCTTCTGTAAATCCTGTGATACCACCTTCAACCGGTTCTACTATGTATTCACCCGTGTCGTATCCATCGCTGTCATAAATTTCTGCTTCAAACTTACCAGGTGCCAACACACCTTCTACAGTTTCTGTGATAATTGCTTGTCCCGGAGTAAAGGCTCTGTTAGTTGCAAATGCGATCGGATGTCCAGGAGTATCAATTTCAAATATGTAAGTTTGACCTTTGTAAAGTTTTAAAGTAGGATTTTGTGTTAAACCTGTTGGTGTAAACTTATATGCTACATTGTCATCGTTCTCCTCCAATGATACTTTAAAAGTTGAAACTACTTCTTTAGATTGACCAAAGATAGATAATACTTGAGGACCGCTTGGTAACCAATAGTATTCTCTAAAGTTGACAAACTTGTCCCAATCAATATGCGGATTCCATGCATAATATTCTTGTGCATTTATTTTACTGTGATCTGGATTGTTATTTCCAAACGATCTTAGTTGATTGATATAGTCGTTGTAATCTTTATAAAATGTAACGTTATTAACATCATCTTTGATTACTGTTGCGGGTTCTAATTGATAATCTTCACGTTGTTTTGAAACATCGCCTACATAATTATCGTCAGCAGTAAATGCTTTTGCATTCTTTCTACCGTAATAAGAATTTAGTTTTTCGACCACACCTGGCTGAATCAACTGATCAAGTGTGCTTGTTAAAAACTTTTTGTTTGGAGAAGTTCTAAAGTAACGAGGAAGATGACTTAAACTGGTTCTCTTTTCGTTTTCACCGTCTGGACTAATTGGAAATTCGTTTTGATCGTTGTCATTTGCCATTAGTAATTACTTCCTGTAGTGTTAGAACTTGACGTTATGCCTGCATTGTCTGTTGTTGCTGTTGTAACAATAGCGCCATTTGCTTTTAATCTCGATGCTGTAATAGAATCTATAATATCTACGTCATCAACTGTTGCACTCGAAATAAAAATTTCATCACTTTCGGTTGTAATTTCATATAAACTTCCAAACACTTTATCTGTTTGCTTTGGTACTAATACAATCGTAGCAATGTCCGGTGCTAATGAATTCATTATGTATGTTGCAAGTTCAGTAAAACTAAACTTATCACCGAAGTCCCAAAACTCTAAACTAAAGAATTGATTAATTGCTGTAATAACACGTAACTTAATATCGTTGTCATTTGTAACTTGATCTGAATTCTTTACAACTTTAAAGGTTGCTTGGAGATCTGGTTCTGCTTTGTCGCCAAATAGTATTTTATATTTTACAGGATGATAAATTACTTCATCACTGATTGATTTAATTTTATTAATATTTGCACCAAAGTTTTGAAATAATTGATCTGAACTTGGTGGCAAAGGTTTTGTATTTGTTACACCTGTAAGGTATTCTCTAAACTTTTTATCATATGTAGACGTTAACAAATATGTATCAATGATATTTGTACTACTTGGATCTAATCTATTGTTTTCGTCTGCACTATGTACATATTGAAATTTAATTTTATCTCTACCTTTATATGCTTTATAATTTGTAATTAAAGACAACAATCCAGTAGTTGTGCTATATTCTTTAAATACATCATTATCTACAAAATAGAATTTTGTTCCGTTATCAAATACTGATAGCGGTCCAGTTGCTGATTCAGTTTCAAACACTTTAATATTTTCTGCTTGTGCATCTACATAGTTAAAATTTGTGGATTGATTATTTGAAACTTCTTCTTTTACGAAAACCCACTTAGTTAAAGGATTGTTTTCCGGTTCTACAAAATTTAAAAATGAGTCAGGATTGTCAATTACTCCGTCAGCATCACTGTCAAAGAAACTAATCTCAACTTTTTTACTGTTAATATATCCTTCTTCGTCGCGATATTCTTTAGTAATTTGCCAAGGATAATCAATAGTAAATGGTTGAATACTGTCTGGTTGTTTATTAATAGAAAGCAAGTTTATTTTGTCTGTAATAATTTGTCCTGTTCTACTGTCATAGATTTTATCAGTTTCGTCAAAATAGAATCTTACTTCTTTATCACTTTCAAAAATATATCTAACACCTCTGTATGTGATTGTATACTTTTCTCCGTCAGTTTCAAATAATAATAACCAACTTGAGTCTAAATTTTGATTTGAATTATCACCTGATCTACCTGTATTAAATGCATTACCAATACTTAGATTGTTATTTAAAATTACTCGCCATTCTCTATCAGCAAGGCTATATCGTAAACCAAATGTTTTATATGCAAAAATTTGATCAATCATTTGAGAAATAACATCTGTTGTCAAACTTGTTGCAAACTTGGGTTTAATTTCGCTTAATATTGCACCTGTTGGAATAACATCATTAAAAATAATAGGTCCTTGACCATCTTCGTAATTTTCAGTTCCATCATCATTAACTTGAATTACTTTTGTCCAAATAAATTTAGTAGCAAAAGGGTGATCTGCATTTCCAGACATCAACTTATTAAGATCGTTTGTCATAAAATGTTGACCTGCTGGTGCAAGAAATTTAATAAGTGCTCCGGGTTCTATGTATCTTAATGTACTTCCTGTAAATGTACCTGTAGTTAGTTTTATATCAAGTGTATCTGTTAGATATCCGCTCGAGTTATTTGTTTGTCTTGCAACTTGATTCCAAATTGCTCCTAAGTCAGCCGCCGAAGTCTTCGGAAATTCACTTAGATAAAAATTTCTAATTAATATATTTCTTAAAATAGGTTGCACTACGTTTTCAATACGACCTTCAACGTCTGTTCTCGTAATAAACGAAAAGTTCACACGCTTATCAAATACTTCTCTATAAATGGCTCCGTCATCACCATAGATATTAGTGCTTGAATATTTGCCTGTAGCATCAATTAAATCAAAATATCTACTAACACCACTCGACGTTCTATTAATACTTTTACTTTTAATAATTTCTTGGCTGATTGATCTCGGTGCTACTTGATAATCTTCACCTGTAATCATTCTATTTTGTGTATAGAATGTTGAAGGTGCATTTTCTTTAATACTTCTACTTGTTTCTGCTGAACTTGCATTATCAACTGTGTATTTTAACGAAGCAGTTATAGTCATTGTTTCTGCTGTTCCGCTTCTTGTTTCGTAAGGAACAGATATTGTAATGTTTGTAAGTTCTTCAGGTTGAATACTATATTTTCTTCCAATTGACTTTCTATAATAAACTCTGAATCTACCTTTAGGCAAATTACCAAATGTTCCGTCAGCAAATAATAAACTAATTCTATCTTCAATTCTGGTTAGAACTGTATAGATATCTCGTTGATTTTTGCTTAAACTATTATAGATTACATTGTTACCTTCAACAGCATCTACCTTAGTCCACAAATCTTGTTCATTGCCATTAGCATCAAGTTTGTATAACCATACATCTGAATTATTAATGTTTGTTGCATCAATTGCTATCGCTTGATTAGTATTAGGATTGTCAACAGTAAAAGAACCATTGTCCATTTGTCCTTGTCTAAAGTGTAGAAAATATCCTGTATTAGAACTGCCAGCACCTTTACCATCTTCTCTATATAAAAATGCTAAACTGTTTCCTGGTAATGGAGTTTCTTCAAAAATTTTGTCTACTGTAATACCTGCACTGGTTACTTCAAATACTAAATTCTTTTCACCTACATTTTTATTAAAACTATAGATAGGTAAATTAGAATTTGTTGCATTGAAACGATATTGTTCTGTAGTAATGCCGTTAATTGTATATTTTTTAACAGGACGTCCTACAATAGAGTTTTCAGGCAACGAAGCATTTAGTACTTTTCTAAATTGCTCTGACCAATCAGGATTGCTTGGATCATTCCAAATAATTGTTTGATTAGCAAGGTTAACACCGTTGCTGTCTACAATGTCTTCGGTGGTTTGAACACTTTCAAACTTTAATAAGCCATTTGCTGTTTGATTTCTCTTTGGATTGTAAGAAAGAAGTCTTGCTAAACGTAATACACTTTCTCTACGTTCTGCAAGTTCTAAATAGTTTTCACGTGCATTTAGATCAACACGGAAAGCAAGGTTTTGACCTAAATACGCAATCAAATCAATTAACGCAAGGTATTCTGAGGATTCAATGTAATCGTTGAAATCTTCTGGATAATTTTCACGCAGATAGTTGATCATTGTACGACGTAGACTATCAAAGTCGTATGACTTAAAGTCTGCGTTTTTAAATGTTTGATATACTCTCTTCCAGTCTTCTGCAAGTAGTAATCTATTTTGTCTATCTGTTGTCGACATTTGCTTTCCTCGTTATAAAGTATTTATTTGTTTCTGTTAACAGAGTACTTAATTCTTTAACCTACAAAGCCGTTGTTTTGATCAAACTGTAACTTCATTTTTTCAGAAATGTTATATGGTAGATATTGCAGTTCACACTCTATTTGTATACCACTTTCATACTGATCAACAATTACTCTATTAGCATTGATACGTGGATCGCTGTTAATAATCGTTGTTACGTTGTCTGCTATTGCTTCTTTTAGATTTTCCGTTAACGGCTCAAATAAAATGTCCCAAATAATTGTTCCAAATTCGGGATTTTCTAATTTTTCCCCTTGTCTTATATGGAAGTGATTAAGTAGGTCTTGTTTAATTAACCCAATATCATAGAGAGTGTAAGATAAATTGTCAGGATTGACTGTGCTTAAACCTCTGTAAGATTGAGCCTTTACAATAGGCTTCTGTTTTAGGTTTTCCTTGACTTTAATGTTCTTAATTGTATCTTTTTCTAAACTGCTCATATCAATATTTATATGCTGTTAAGCACCCTCTTTCTTGAATGTATCTGGTATATTATCAATGTCTGGAGCCGGTGGAATATAAACATCATTCGTTCTGTCTGTTTGTACAGTGGTGTACTGTATCGGATCCACGTTTTCGTGGTGTGCCCACGGCTCATGCTGTGGTAAGCGTTTGTGTAAGGACGCGATAGCGGTAGCGGTAGCGCCGGGAACCACGTGAGTGGACAACGAAGTTGTCTTAGCGGCCTCTGGCCCATTCATATGGATCTGTAGTGCAGTTTCAAAGTGTCCTAATCCACTGTTGATATTAGACGTTGTTCCGCTTGTGATATTAGTTGCTAAAAACGCCAGTGTTTGAATAGAGGTTTTGGTTTCTAAGTTGATGCCAAAGTTTGTAAGCAGATTAAATGTTCTACCTGCCTGCATATTGATATCTCTGTCAGCAGTAATGTTAAGATCGTTTTCAGTGTGTATACTAATAGAGTCTTTTGAATACACATCAATTTTACCATTAGAACTCATTTCAATCCATGAATTACCACTACCATGATCAATACGTATTAAGTCCTCTGTGTTATGGAAAAGAATTTGATGTCCTGTACGTGTTCTGATACGCATTAATTCGTTTGCTGGTAACTGTGGAATTCCGTCTTTTTCGCCTTTGCCTACACTTGCATATTCTTTCTTAGAATTGGTTGCGAAACCTTTTCTTAAAAATTTGTCATCACCGTCGTCCATTACAAAATGCGTTCCGCCGAGTCGGCCGAATGGAATGTCTGCTTGTGTTCCTTGAGGACCGTATTTGGCTTTTACGTAGCCAGGACGTTTATCATATGGTCCTGGAGTTGAAATACCAAATACCATGCTTGGTACT